GTAGAAGTTCCCCAATTGTTTTTATCTTAAGCCTTTGTAAACAATTCAGAAGCCTTGTCGCCTGAGTATTACTCAGCACGGACGTATCTAAATCTTCTATTTTTATTTCGGCTGTTTTATTATTTATCTGCATAATTTACTCCTCTATGGTTACATACTCTAATGTATTTGCTTTAATCGCAGCCTCTTCTTCTAATGAAATGAGAAATTCATCAACAGCAGATTTGCGAATTAATCTACTTCCCTCCAGTTTTATTGACTTGATTGTTCCATCTGTAAGTAATTTTCTAGCTTTAGTAATTCCGCACCTTATATAGTCAGCGAATTCGGGGACTGTCATTAATTCACTATTTGTTTCCATATCCATAATCTACTCCTCTATCTCTACGTAGCCGTCTTGTGTCCAACGATACCATGTTCCGTTCTCTTCTTTAGTCCACGCACCAAGTTCATTTTTCGACCCACCAAAGTAAGGTCGTGCTAGGTCTGCCTCTATAAGTAGTTGGCTGATAGATGGATTGTCTGTTGATTCTATCCACAATTCACCTAGTACTCTGCCATACTTATCAAAGCCATGTGACTTGAGAATCAAAGTGCCTTTATCAATTATGTAAGCAGTCCATTTATATGTTCTGCCAGACTTATACGTTTTTGATTTAGCAACAGGAGTGGATATTCCCTCGATGAGATTTATAAGGAATTGTTTTGCCTTCAGACCAAGTATCTTTTCTTTCTTGTCAGAGGTGCGAGACTCTGGAGTATCTATTCCAGTTAATCTTATTGATTTATTAGTTGCAGCTTGGTCAAACCCTAAGTCAATGTACTTAGTGGAGATAGTATCGCCATCATTAATCTTTTCCACGTAGTCAATTTTATATTCATACATATCGGTTCACCTCTGCATTAATTTTAGGGAAATTTCGTCTTGCCAGTTGGTTTAGTTCGCTCCAAATGATGGCATGGGATTTCTTCCGTAGTGTTATTGAGTGAAGGTCCTCTTTGTTCGTGAATTTTTTAAAAGCATAATGGATTGATGTAAGCATTATGTCTTCAGTCCACATCTTAGATGGAGCTATCGCTCCCGGTTTTGAAGTAGTACCCCTTTTAGATAGTTCAATTTCTATTTTGTGACGTATCGTTTTTCGTGGATCGCCATCGTTTATAAGGGCATTGTCTTTACCTAACGCCAGACCTTCCCAAAAATCTACACATGCTTTCGTGTCAATACTTCTATGCAGCAGTATTAAAGCTACAGAAGGTGCTATTGGTAATTTCAACATCTTTGACACAGTTTCTTGGAAGTATTTAATTGCATCTAAGCCTTCGTCACTCTCGTTAAGGTGGCTGTCTATAGCTACTGAAAGAGGATTGCTAATTGAATAGCGGTGATTCCCCTGAGATGTCTCATATCGCAGGAATCTATACATCCACCTAGCTACTCCCGCTCGATAGTTATGATGCTCCTTCCCTAGCAAATAGAGGGTGTCTGCATTTGTCCTTGCCTTGTTTTGATCCATTGCAATAAAATCTTCAAAATCATATCCTGATAAAATAAGACTTTCATGTGATGTTCCTGTGTTTACCATCGCAGTCAACCGGTGGTGTCCATCTGCCAACTTGTGGTCAGGACTTATCCTAATGGGGTCAAACAAACGATCATTATATTCACCACTTAGCATCGCTCTTTCGAGAGATTCTAGTAAGGGCTTGCTTAGTCTTCTGTTCCCTATAGAATTTCCCAAAAGGATTTTCGCCTCGTTGGGTGTAATTAGGATTTTGTCTAAGAATATTCCGTTCCCTAAATCAATTGGGAAAGTTACTGCCTTTGCCTTTTTACTCAATAGTGTAGTCATTCCTGTCTCCTTCATTGTATAATAGCCCGACCGTTCCATTATCGTTAACTTGTAAAGATTTAGTTGATCTTACAAAATTTGCGATTGCATCACTTGTGATCGTTTCATCTTTTACGATACTTACTCGTTGTGCTAACTTGTCTAAATCTTGTGATCCACTAGATTTAATTATCTCTTCACATACTTTAGCTACTGTTAGTTCTCCTAGAACTTGATCGCTCTCGCCTAAGTTCATAGACCTGAATATTACCTTATCTGTATAAGAGTTTCCATACTCCGATTCTATGACCTTATCAAGGTAGGTTACTTCAAAGCCTCTTGCGGTTGAAGGGGCGGCATCATTTCCTTTACGCCAATACATAGCAACGTCAGCTACGTTATTACCCTGTGCATTTTTGTAAGTGTCGATCTTTTTTAACTCGTGCATCATTCTTGTGCGGTTATGTTTCATACTGGAACCATACAACTCACCTGCTTTATTGGTATGATCTATTGTGACTGAGGTAGTTCCCTCACCTAGTGTTCGTAAGGCATTGAAGTAGCGTTTTATACTCTCATCGTCATTTGCACTACCATCAATGGCGGCAGATAAACTGTCAATCACGAGGTAAGTTGGTGATCCAATATCAGCTACAATAGTTGCAACCTCATCAATCTCATCTGGTAGACTTCTATCCATTCTCTTCCACAAGATACCTGATTTCTCTGGATCAGTTAAACCAAGTCCTTTTTGAATTGCATACAATCTGTTTTTAAAAACTGAAGATTCCTCTTCCCAATCTAGCCAGATTACATTCCCTTTAACGGCACTTATACCTGCCGTAGAGATGCCTCTATCTACTAAAACGCATGTGAGTAGGCTAAACATACTTTTACCCGACCCACCTTTAGCATATACCATATTGCTTGCACCCTTAACAAAGAACGGATTTACAAAAAAACTTCTAGGTGATTCATTAATATGCAGATCGGTCATTTCTATTGCAGGAGTACCTTCACGATGCAGGTCAATGATAGCATCGAAAGCCTGATTGATTATGGTACCCCATGATATTTGTGCAAAGTCATCAGTTTTTTCTGAGAGAACTTCTATCAACCTACGTTTGGTAGAGTAATCTAATAAGCTAACATTAGTTCTTTCGATACGTTCTTGTTGTTTTCCGATAGTAGGTAAGTCAGCGTATATTGTAATCTCTGCTTCTGTTACTCGTTTCCTAACTTCCCATACTCTGGTAGCACGTATCTTTACTCCATACTGATTGAAGATAACATCAATAACTGTACCTTCTTTTCTCACTTCCATATTTGATTTCAACTGTTCACTACTAACCATAGTTATATAACCTCTTCTTAGTTTTTTGCTTTACTACATTCTCTTCATTTGCAGGTTCCTTTTTCTTTGGATTATTCAGTTTCATCTTGTTATATATTTGAGTAAGTTTACGGTCTATATCATCAAGTTTATTTACATGTTCCTTAAAATATTCTGGATGAGAGGATTCAACATTACGGGGAATATTAGTTCTTCTTCGGTTAACCCATAGCTTGCAACAATATGTATCAGAGGCAGGGTAATCTACCTGACAATTATATTCTCCATTTGGGTATCTTGGGCATTCATCCATTAGTCGTACCATCCTTCCTTTAGAAAGAAGTGAGTTCTTAGCTCTCTTGTTTCTGCTAAACAATCCGCCTCAGATATCAAATCACAAATACATTCACGATTGAATCCACGCATCATCCAACATTCGGAACAACGGTTATTGCCTCTCTGCTTGGGAAAGGCATACCATATTTTTTTATCCTCTGGACAATGGTACCAATACTTTCCTGACTCGCATTCAAGTGAAGAGCAGTCCGTGTTCTCATAAAAACTAGGTGGGTCAACTGGTGGCTCGTAGCTAATTGTCCATATCATCTCTTTACCTCGCTTTCTATGCTTTCTGTTACAATCATTCTCCATTCGGATATCTTGGACATTCATTCATAATCTCTCCTCAATGTAACTGCAAATGCAATCACCCGACTTAACCTTTGGGATGAACAATTTACAAGAGTCGCACCGGTTTATGCCCTCATCTTGCCGAAACAATTCTGAACAGGACTCACAATAATAATAGAGAGAGTCTGCATCCTCACACGCTTCAAAATGATTCTGTGCTGGCGGCTCGTAATAACTAGCATCAGGTATATTCATTACTTCACCTCGTTTTCATCAAATATCATGTCATCTAAAATTTCCCAACCTCGTTCTATCATGCTGTTTGTCATCCATTTCTCGTTGCTACTTAACCATGCCTCAGCTTGGTCGTCAGTCCATTGTGAGTATTCACGACTAGTCCTTATGTGGTGAACATCATCTGTAGTCCATGCAACTTCTGCATATCTTTTCATTCTTTAACTCCTTATGATTTTGTTGTGAGCAGTTTAAAATCTCATACTCAGGAGAAGAGATGCACTTCCTGTAACTTCACCACCAAGTTCAGAAGAGTTGGGATTATTTGAAAGTCCTCGCAATGAGGTAATTTACGTCAGGAAACCAAATGAATGAAAAAAACTGACGGGTGGTTAAATCCCTAGCGTTTATTCATTATTTTCTTTTAGCCATTCAGCTACTTCCGACTTACGGAACTTATATATAGTGTTGTAACGATATCTAGGCATACCTGCTTTAAGGTAAGTATTCCTGATAGTCCAAACACTAACGTCAAGCCACTCGCTAAGTTTTCTAATACCTATAAAAGGTTCTTCGTTCTCAACATATTGGCGTTCCACTTGTTCTTCCGATTTGACTTCCATAATCTCACCTCGCAAATATTTTTAAATGTGTTTTGATGTTCGGGTATATTTCTTATTTCTTTTATTTGTATTTGTTTATCCTCAGTCTTTGGCAATTTAACTATGATCGCTCTCATTGGCTGAGTTAAATCTTCATTAGTAAGAAATGTTTCATTACCACTGTAGGCTAGGGCTAACGTATATGCGCCACCTACCTGTAGTACCATCTCTGCATGAAAATCTTTAGATGTTTTATAGTCTATAACTACTAGTCGGTTATCAGTATCTCTAACTATTAGGTCAGCCGTACCTGCAAATCGTATACCATCTTTGTAGTAGTAGAGACTTTGTTCTGTTGCAACTATTCTAGAATCAAATCCAGAATCCCTGAGCCATCCATACCAAGCTGAGACTACGGGTTTAAACTTATCTTCATATGGTATGTTTGGGTTATAGGTTAATTCTTCCAGTAAGTAATGTGCCTGAGAACCAAAGTCACTTGATTCTTTTCTTACTTCTTCAGCCGCATCCTTAGACTTCTCAACCATCTTTAGGATCGCATTGTATTGTAAGTCAGGAGCAAAGGTTAGAAGGTAGGGTAGGGTATTCTTTATATACTCATACCCTAAGTTCCATCTCCAAATCTCTAAGCCTTTACCCTTGTCCAGTACATCAATGATTGAGGTAACTCTAGGGAACACTGTTCCTTCAGGGATACGGCTATCTCCCTGTACGAGATAGCCTTTCGCATCGTTAGCTAATCTGACTTCTACTTTCTTATGTTCTATAGGTGCAACCATTATTCACTTATAAAATATTTCTCTGGATTAGTTATGAAATCAAAGTTCTGAGCAATAACATCTAGCATGGTATCTGCCATAATGCCTCTTAGAATTGGTCGGGCATCGTTAGCCCACATACTGCCGACTCTCAACATAATTTCTTCAGGACTTTGAGGTTGACCTGATTGTATACCTGCCTCTTTAACAGACTCATACATAGTGCTATACATTGACTCTACTAACGGTGCCAACATAGTGCTTACACCATTGAAGGCATTACCGATAGACATACCAAGTTGGTTTTGATCAGCAAATATATTAGCGAGTTTTTGTTTTTGCCAGTCAGGTATATCTACAATAGTGTTATCTACTGGTGGTTGTGGTGGTATATATGGTGGTGCAGGTGGAGCATATGGTGGTGCAGGTGGAGTATATGGTTGTTGTGCATTTACATTAGGTAAGTTTGGTACCTGATGTAATCCTTGCGAATTATCAACATTAGGATACTGAGGGAATGGGTCTTGGACTGCATATTGTGGATTAGGTTCTACACTAGTAATTACTGCACCTGCTGTTTGTAAAATGCCTACGGTAGGTGGAACATTCATATCTATATATGGAATACTTCTATCCCACTGAGATATTTTCCAATAGTAATCATCGGGTAAGGCAGTAGCAGGGTTACCAGAGCCGTTACCATTAGGCTTGGTCTGTTCTAGTACAACATTAAAGGACTGAATACTTTTAAGTAATGTAAACAATTCTTGTCCTTTAGGTATATCTTTAAATTCTGCATTTGGGAACAGGAAACTGTTTGGATTCACGTAATCAGGACACACACTTTTATCCACAAAGATTCTTTGAACACTGGTTAAATGATCTCTCCCTGCCAGAGTTGATAACTCTTCAGCCCACTCAAACACTCCCTGCAATGTCCATTGGTTTTGATTTTGGGGATTCTGTTCACACTTGAGTACGTGTATTGTTCCGTTTATCCTTGTGGGTACTGGTTGCCATCTATTATTCATCGTCATTTTCTTCTCCTCTATTTTTAAATTCATTATAAACGATATAGTTTTCTGCTTGAATTAAGACAGGTTTAAAAGTATTTGATATATCATTAGTAGCTACCACTAATCCATCTATTTCTTCTAATAAATCCTGTAATTTATCTAGTTCTTTTTGTTTGTCCTCAATGAAATTGTTATTCAGATATCTTTGTGACTCTATAGTCGTAACATATTGTTCGAGATTATCTTTTCGATTGGTTAGAGTTGTGAAGTATGAATCAATGCGTTCCTTAAAACTTGAGAACGTTTGATCAATCTGATCTATCTTTTTATTCATGTGCTTGTTTTATTTTCCAGTCCACTAGGTCTACATCCATATCGCAATGTGGACAACCGGCACTTATCCAATTCAGGTGATACACTAACGTAGTTTCACTACATCGAGGACACGTAATAAGAAACTTCTCCTTATTGGGATTCTTATTAGGTGGTAAGGGTGGTTCCTTATTAGAGATGTATCCATCTACAATTCCTTCTGCCATCTGTTGACATACTTGGAACTCATCTTCATTCAATTTACTTGCAAGCCACTTGGCGACTACAGTTGCATGATGAATATAATGTTCTGCATCCATTTCTTCTTCTAATTCTTTAGGCATACCTTTTACAATAACAACAAGTGTCTCAGTGAGGGCTTGTTTATAGGTTTTCCACTCCGCCTCATCCATTATTTCGTGAATATAGTCATCCATTGCCATGTCATCTTCTTTGGAATAGTTACTCATCATTCACCCTTCTACTAGTTGGACGCACTTCATACCTATAAAACTTCAGATCACATTCGATAGGACGTCCATACTCAAAGATTACACGAAGGAGTAATGGTGTAAGTTCCATAGACCAATGTGTATTCATTACTTCACATGTTAGTTTCTCAGCCATAGACCAAGAAATATTAAACTTTTCGTATACTTCATTTCTAACCTCATAAAAATCATACATGTCTAGGTGGTCGGAGCTTTCTTCTCCCACGACTCCTAGCAATCCATTAAGTTCTTCAGCAATGTACTCTTTTATTTTTGGACGATTATCTTTATTAACTCTAGTTACCACTTTCTTCTCCTTTCAATGCCCTACTTGGATCATCCTAGCATCATCTTCCACTCGTGTCAATACAGTGAAATACAGTTCTATTGACCAAATTGACCGATAAAAAATTATCTGTTATATTTATAGGGATATCGGATGTGAACTCTGATGTTTGTTGTGCTAGAGAGAGTGTCTAGCCTGAACAACTTTGCACTCTCTCTTATATTTATATAAAGAGATTATTAAAAAAGATATATATAATATATAATATATATAGTTTTTCTTTTCTTTTATTTAAGTATATTCATTAGGATATTATCTATAATATATTTAGTTTATTAGTTTTTTAGTTTGTATTTAGTTAGTGCGGTAGCTTTTGCCAACTCCACTTCTTCTTTTGATAGACTGTCATCCGCTATTTGTTGAGCAATCGTCGCACACTCTTGTGACTTCTTCTCTGTTGGTGCAGTCAGGGCTAAGTAAAGTGCTAGTGTAACCGCCTCAAGTGGGTTTTCTGGATACCCTTGTGGTACGTCCATCATTCCACCTTCACTTTCTCAGGGAAGAATGGTAACTCGTGATCCATACCGCCTTGATTAATGGTAAGTCGTACCTCAAACCCTAACTCTCTAGCGTAATCTAGTAGAAATTCATTTAGTGTTTGTTTCCCTGCTATGCGAGTTAATATTCTAGCCTTCTCATTTGCAGGGTAGTAATACTTAGTGCCATAATGTGTTTGTGCTTGTACCAATACTTTTTTATCGTTCATTAGTTTACTCTCTTTCCGATAATACCCTAATGAATATACTTAACTTATGATAAGTACTCTAAGATAGACACTATAACTATATGTGTTTTATTCTTTCTCTCGTAACTCTAATTCTTCTTCTGAATATTTATCAATGTTGTCATGTATCCACTCGATCCCTGCATCGTTCATCGCATGGATAATATCATCTTCATAACTATAAGACTCAACCCATTGTTTAACTTGTTCGTTTGTCCACTCTGGATAGCCTTGATCCTTCCTGATTTGTTGGATTTCTTCAGTGTCTATAAGGGATTCTATCTCTATAAAGTCTTGGTTTTTTCCATAGTATTTTGGCATTTGGTTTATCTCTCTTTCTTTAAAAGAAATAGTGCCTATCTTAGAGTACTTATCTGCCTGACAGGTATCCTAAGATAGACACTAGACGTAGTATCATTAATTATAGTTTCATTATTCAGTACCAACTATGTGGCACGTGCAATCTTTATCAGTATGGTACTCATCCAAAGCCTCATAGATCATCTCGTGGATAGTATCATGGTCTACTTTCTCGTATGGGTAATAATGATCTACTATATAACGTGCAATCATGGCTCTCCATTTTGTATGTTCTCTATCTGATAGGTTTTTCCATTCAGTATGGTTATGTCCCCAATAACTATTATTGTATTCAGTTTCCAACATATTTCTAGCTGAATTAGATTTTCTTAGCCATCCTGTTACAGCGATAAGCATAAATTCTCGAATGGTTGTATTTTTATTTATATTCCAATTTTTTGTTATCATTTGTTTTGTCTTTCCCTACGTGTAGTGCCTATCTTAGAACACTTGTCAGGATATAATGACCAATCTAATATAGACATTATCTACTTTGTTAATTGTTTTCATTCTTGTGTTATTACACATCCATTATTCGGGTTCTTACATTTAGGGCTATAACATTCTTCACATTCAGTAAGTATTTCATTTATCCGAATCGCATCTTGCAATAGTTTTAGATATTCGATTTGCTTACTATCAAAGGTAATTTCTAAAGGCTTTTTTTGTTCAGTCATTAGGTATTATCTCCATTTCTGATAATGCCTATATTAGATTAGTCATTATATAATTTAGATAGTTAACCTAATATAGACATTATTCATTATGGTTTTCAAATTATTTATATTGTTTGTATGATTTTAAATCTTGATTCACTAGTTCTTGACACTTAGTAGGCAATGCTTCAAAGTCTATTACCTTATCATTAGTACCCCATACACTATAGCGTTGTTCTAATTCACCATGTTGACCAAAGCCTTGTGGATGCGTTGGGTTCTCCGACATTGCTAGGTAGGGATAAACTCCATATTCATTGGGTTCATATAAAACCATGTACCTATCAAAGTGTTTTTTGCCGCTATCAGCTACTAGTAAAATCCCATTAGGATAATTTGTTCTAGACTTTCTATATTTCATTTTGTCTTTTTCCTATATAAAATCCACTATCCCATTGGCATTCTAAATCCATTAGATTTGCATAGCGATTGTCATCATAATTTATTTCACCTGATAACATTTTTTCTTTGGTTTTTCTATATGGATTATCTGCAAGGTTTGACCCAAATATATAAGCAGTCTTTCCTTCAGATGTAGTACTATCTAACATTATTTGTTTCTCTACTTTCTAATAATGCCTATATTGGATTAACTATCTAGGTTAGGTATTCTTATCAGGATATTATCCACTAATTATTAATTGTTACTCTTCATTAATCATTTCATCTAATGCGTCAATATCAAGTTTAGGATCAAAAAAACTTACACCGTCTTTTGTTTTAGTTTCTTGTGTAAATCGTTCAATCTTCTCATCTTGCCAAGTGTCTGGTCTCATTAGATGGTTAAATGTTCCTATTAAATCATTGCGCAATGATAAGTATGGCGATGCATAACCTTTATAACCTTTGACTATCTGATATAGTGGGTAATCATTTTGTAACCATAGCGCAACGTTCCAAGTTTCATAATTTTTCCATCCATTGTAGGTAGTATCTTTTGCTAAACTCATTATAGTTTTCTCTACTTTCTAGATAATACCCTGATAGGGATACCTAACCTTTGTGCTTGGTACCGGATTTTGCCGGACGGTCAATCAATCTTTGTCATTGTCGCCATTACCCAAGAATCACTATTCAGTTGTTAAGGTTCTATCACTATCCATAGTCTACACGCTCATACAATAAAAGTCAATAGGGTAGATATAGATAGCCTATCTATCTATATACCGGTGGGCTGTAGCCATATCATGTATTGGTGTAGGGTGTATCCAAGTAATCATGTAAAGCTAATAAAAAAGGATAAGGATAAAGTCGCTATCTAAAGTAAACACTAAACTATATTTATTTATATCTATTCTAAAAGACTTAGCGTTTATGTTAGCTATGACCTAAAGTAAACGATAAATTATACACTTAGCGTTTAAGTTAGCCCCACGTCACAATATTTTTTCCCACTATATATAGCGTCTATTGGTTACCCACCGGGTATCCCTTAGCGATATGTAATAGTGCAAGTGCATACCCATCTATATTTAATTTTATAAAAAGGGAGATAGTATAGATAGGATATTTATAAATATGAAGGCGCATATATTATATATATATATATATATTACATATAATAATAATTCTTTTCTCTTTTTATTTATATAATATATATATATTGGGATGAAAATAACTTTTTAAAGGGCTGGGTAAAAGAGATAGTAGCTTCAAAATAATCACATGGAAGGAGGAACGAACCAAGTGAAGCCCAGCCCGATTGAGATTATAGCATAGGGCAATAAAAAAAAGAGAACGGATAGATACCCGCTCTCTTCCCAACAATAAACATCAAAGGAGTTAAAAATGATGTCCACAGTAGACGTTAGCATAGGTATTTTATTAAAGCAAGGAGTAAACCAGTATAGTGCAGATCAGACGTTTCTGGAGGTGGTCGAGGCGGAAGACAGGTTCCGCAATCTGCTTACCTCTCCTTGCGCCGTCATGCTACCATAGGATCATGCTTTTGTTATCGAAAACTTGTCCGAGATGTAAAAAAGTAGCAAGAGGAGACAGGGAGGGATTTACCTGCCCTATCTGTGGATGGAACGAGTATATTATTCCTGCTCCTCCCAAAGAACTCACCGGAAGTGTTCCACTTATAGATAGGTTCTTCTTAGCCTATAAAGGCACACACCCGAAATACAGGTACGTAAGAGCGTCTATCATAACGTTTCTTTATCTGACTCCGAAGAAAAAAGATAAGATTATTTACTTTATGGATTGTCCTCATGATAGATGTAATATACGGACGGCTGGCAAGAAGTCGTGGCAGTATTCTCTGAGGAAATTAGAGAAGAGTTACTTCAAGTTTGTTTGCAAGGATAAACATTTATGGTATCTTGTGGTGTTAAATGGCGAGCCGTTACATTGGCTTAGTAATGATATGGAGGTCGATATGCCTAAAGTCGGAAAGAAACATTTTTCATATACTCCTAAAGGCAGGACTGCTGCTAAGAAGTATGCAAAGAAGACCGGTAAGAAGATGACTAAGAAGAAGAAGTATTAAATGCCAGCTAGTAATGCACGTATAAGCGATCATTTAGCTAACAGACCCCAAGATGTTAAAGCTAGGCAGGATAAGTTCTTAGAGATATATGAGTCTGATGAAGGTGGAACTATTATCCATGCGGCAGAACAGGTAGGTATTTCCCGAAATACTGTAATGTACTGGAGAAGAGAGGATGTGCAGGGATTTGTTAAACGATTCGATAACGCCCATAAGACATTTTCCGAAAGAGGCGAGAAAAACTGGTTATATAAAAGACTTGAAGACCCAAAGTGTCATCCAAATCTAGTTATGTTTGCATTGAAAGCATTATTACCTAATAAGTATCGTGAATTAGCTATGAATACCGATCTGACAGGTGAAACTATCTTAGAAGAACTTAAACGAGCCAGAAAACAAATGGTGAATACCGCTAAAGAGGATATAAAAGATACCTCTGTAACAGTAGAACAACAAGTTAAGGACATACTTAGTAGTAAAGGGAATTGATGTCAGATGGCAATTCAAGCCCCTCCGAATACAGATCAGGTAGCCGAATATATTTATGGCAAAGTAGGATTTAAACCTACTGAGTTACAGAAACCTATACTCGCTTGTAAGAAACGATTTATACTCGTTGCAGGTGGTGAGCAAGCGGGTAAGAGTATAGTAGCCTCTAAATTTTTACTGAGTAGATTTTTAGATCACGAAGGTGCTGGACTCTACTGGCTGGTTGCTGCTGACTATGAAAGAACAAGAGCTGAATTTGAATATCTTGTTGACGACTTTGCGGCAATCGGTGTTCTCGCTGAAGCATCGAAAAGAGTCGATCCGGGAAAGATCATATTAGCCGATGGAACCAGAATAGAAACTAAGTCAGCTAAAGACCCAAGAACTCTTGCTATGCGCGCTCCTAACGGTATTATAGGATGCGAAGCATCGCAGCTAGATTTAGAAACCTTTCATAGATTGCGCGGCAGATGCGCTCCGAAGCGAGGGTGGATGTTTTTATCAGGTACCTTTGAAGGCTCATTAGGCTGGTATCCACAGATGTATCAAGCGTGGGAACACTCGTCTTCTTTAGAGGAAGAATCATTTTCGTTACCTTCTTATTCTAATGAATATCTCTATCCCGGTGGTAGAGATGACCCTGAAATTTTAGCTTTAGAGAAGGTAAGCAGCGATGACTTCTTTATGGAGAGAATCGAGGGAATCCCGTCACCACCACAGGGAATGGTATTTACTGAAATTAGACCAGATATTCATATTCAGGATGTGGAATATGAACCTGATGAACCAGTGCATATATGGATAGACCCCGGTTACGCAGAAGCATATGCATGTGAGATAGTTCAAATAATAAATGATCAGGTAAGAGTTATAGATGAAATCTATGAACGCGATCTGGTTACAGATGATATGATTGATATAGCACAATCCAGACCGTGGTGGCGCGATGCGGAGTTTGGTGTGATTGATATAGCAGGATACCAGCATCAGGCGATGGCTGCACCAGCAGAAGTCTGGCTGGAACGAACTGGTATTTATTTTGATTCACAGAAGATAAGAATTAACGAGGGAACAGAAAGATTAAAGTCCTTCTTAAAGACCGATCCGGTGGATCAGAAAGAAGCTCGCATTGTTTTTAGTCCAAAGTGTAAAGGTATACTTTCTGAGTTTGGAATTATGCCGAATCCCTTCGATGGACAGACTCGTGCGTACAGGTGGAAATATGATCGGGATGGAAATATAGTTGGCGAATCTCCTCAAGATCAGTATAATCATGGCGTTAAAGCCATAATTTATGGTTTAATTAATCGTTATGGTTATGGCTATATAACTGATAATAGAACAATTAAAGTAAGGCGTTGGTAAATGGCGAATTATAAGCCCGAAGAGATTATCGATCTTGTCGATAGTCATTATGATCTGACTGAACCACTACGCACCCGTATGGATGAAGACCATAAAATCTATCGTTTGGAAGAGTTTGATGCCGGTGAAGGATATCAGTCCTATACATCTAATGAACCACAAGTTTATGCAGATAAGCTGATCTCATGGATAACGTCTGCCGAGATGGTAACGAGAGTTCCATATAATAATTCTGAACGAGAGCAGCGAGAGAATAATGATGCAAAGGAAAGATTCCTTATCGGAATATTAAAAGCGGCTGATGACAGATTAACCGCTAAATTTCAGCCTAGTATAAGACAACAAATGGCTTGGTTTACTTGTATTCGTGGATGGTACGCTGGTCGCGCGTTATTAGTTAAGAATGAAGATGATGAGACTTACGTGGATATTCAGCCGTGGGACCCGATGCACACCTATTGGGCTGAAGGGAAACACGGACTCGCGTGGGCTTGCTATAAAACTAAGAAGACTCCATCAGAAATTAAAGCAATATGGGGAGTAGAAGTTAAAGGTGAAAACGCTGAACTCGATGACGATGACGCAATTGATGTTTATGACTTCTATGATGATGAAGATAATATAGTATGTACCGATGATACTGTCTTAAAGAAGCGAACTAAGCATGGTGCGGATAGAGTTCCTGTCTTTTTAGGACCGGTTGGTGCGAATCCTCTGGTTCAGGCTATTACTTTCAATAATAATGTAGATACTGTAGAAGATTATGGCGAGTCTTGCTATAAATCTTCACGATCTTTGTATGAGAAGCACAACTTTATGATGTCAACCATGCTTGAACTTACCGCTAGGTCCCGTAGACAAGGACTTAAAGTTAAATCCAGAGATGGAAGTAAGACTTTAGAGGAAGACCCTTACAAGGAAGGCTCTGAAATCGCTCTTGGACAGGGCGAGGACGTAGAACCACTCGGATTACTGGAGATGGCTAAGGAATCAGGGGCGTTTATGGGTCTTGTTGCTGGTGAAATGCAACGAGGCGGCTTACCTCACTCGATTTATGGTCAATTAGAGTTCCAATTATCTGGTTTTGCTATTAATACTCTTAGACAAGGTGTCGAAACTATATTAATTCCAAGACTTCAAGCTGTGGAACGAGCGTATCGAGCTATATTCCAGCTTATTTGCGATCAGTATATATCTGGCGCATTTAAGGCGATGGAATTATCAGGACAAGATCAGAACAGGATGTATTTTAGGGAAGAAATTACTCCAGATATGATAAAAGACGCAGGTGATGTAGAAGTTTCACTTATCGGACAACTTCCACAAGACGATATGAGTAAGATGAGTATGGCGCAGATAGCAAGAGAAGGAAATACTCCGTTACTATCAGATACGTTTATTAGAGATAATATCTTGGGCTTACAATCCGCTGATGCAATGGGAGATTCAATTAATACGCAAATGGCGGAAAGAACTTTACCTGAAGCGCAGCTTTGGACTCTGTTGCAAGCCGCTATCAGACAAGGCAGGGAGGATTTGGCTGAGTTTTATCAGGGAGAATTAATGAGAGTGTTTATGGCAAAAGCTATTGAACAACAACAAATGATAGCTCAGGCTGCACCGCAAGCTCAAGCTCCACCACAAGCTCAAGCTCCACCACAAGCTCCACCAC